CCGGCAGGCGTCGGGGGCGTCAGCGAAACGGAAAAAGGAAGCGCAACTCATTAAATGGCTCAAAGACCCGGGCTCGGATACGGCGCAGTACAAGGCATACGGCAACAGCGTGGCTGTGCCGTGTGTCTTTTTTGTGCTCGCCGGCATCGCCTGGGCGGAAGAAATGGAGGTGGGAAGCCTTGCGGACGGTAGAACTTAACGGCTACATCGACGAAGAGGCGTGGTTCGGCGACGAGGTCACGCCGGAGTCCCTGCATGCGCTGCTGTATCCCGAGGGCGCGGACGCACAGGAGGACCTGCGCATCATCCTCAACAGCTATGGCGGCTCCTGCAACGCGGCGGTGCGCATGTTCGACGACCTGCGCGCCTACCCGGGCAGCGTCCACATCATCGTCTCCGGCACCGCGGCTTCAGCGGCGACAGTGCTGGCGACAGCAGCGGACCGTCTGGAAATGACGCCCGGCTCGCTGTGGATGATCCACGACCCGTCGGTGGCCGCGTGGGGCAACGAGCGGGACCTTGAGGAAGCAGTGCGCCTGCTCAGGGCGTGCAAGGAAAGCATCCTCAACGTCTACGGCCAGCGCTGCCGCAGGCCCCGCGGGGAGATCAGCGCCATGATGCGCGATACGACATGGATGGACGCGGGCGCCGCGCTGCGCGACGGGTTCATCGACGGCATCGTGGACATGGGCAGCGGCGCGGTCAACCCCGCCCCCTGCCACGAAACGAGCCTCGCGGAGGCCAAGGCAAAGGTGGCGGCATGGCTGGAGCGTACGCGCCCATTGCAGATGCGCAAAAGCCCGGAGGCACAGCCTGCGGCCACTGTGAAAGAAACCCCTATAGCGGAGATACAGCAGGTTGCCGGACAGGAGCAGGCGGACAAGGCGCCGGCAGCTCATGCGCCCGGCGTCCCCGCCGCCCAGCTCAGGCGGCGGCTGGAGCTGATCACACCGACCCAACGATGATACAGGAGGGAAATCTTATGAACAAGATCCTTGCGATGCGCGAAAAGCGCGGGGAGGTCTGGGACAAGGCAAAGGCCTTCCTCAACGAACATCAGGATGAGAACGGTATGCTCTCGCCGGAGGATGCGGCGCAGTACGAACGCATGGAACAGGAAGTGGTCGACCTCGGCCACGCCATCGAGCGCGAGGAGCGCGCCGCCCAGATGGAGCGGGAACTGAACGCTCCGACGACGGCGCCGCTGGCCTCCCGGCCGGAGGCCCGTCCCGACTCCCGTACCGGCCGCGGCTCGAACGAGTACAAGGCCGCTTTCTGGACCGCCATGCGCAACCGCGGCGGTCATCTCTCCGTCCAGAATGCTTTGCAGATCGGCACGGACAGCGAGGGCGGCTACCTCGTGCCCGATGAATACGAACACACGCTGGTGGACGCGCTGCGTGAGGAGAACCGCCTGCGCGGCCTGTGCAAGATCATCCGCACCAGCTCCGGCGACCGCAAGATCCCGCTGGTGGCCTCCCATGGCACGGCGAGCTGGGTCGAGGAGGAAGGCACGATCCCCGAGTCCGACGACGCCTTCGGACAGATCACCATCGGGGCGCATAAGATCGCGTCCATGATCAAGGTGTCCGACGAGCTTCTGCAGGACAGCGTGTTCGACATCGAAAGCTACATCGCCACCGAGTTTGCCCGACGCGTGGGCGACGCCGAGGAGGCGGCGTTCATCAACGGAGATGGCTCCGGCAAGCCCTACGGCCTTCTGAACGCGACCAACGGCGCGGCGACCGGCGTGACCGCGGCCAGCGCCACGGCGCTCACCTCCGACGAGCTGCTTGATTTGATCTACTCCCTCAAGAGCCCCTACCGCAAGCGCGCGGTGTTCCTCATGCACGACTCGACGATCAAGGCCATCCGCAAGCTCAAGGACGGCAATTCCCAGTACCTCTGGCAGCCGGGCATGAAGGAGGGCGAGCCGGACAGGCTGCTGGGCTACCGGCTGGTCACCTCCACGCACATGCCCACCATCGCCGCGTCGGCCAAGCCCATTCTTTTCGGCGATCTCTCCAGTTACTGGATTGCCGACCGCGAGGGCCGCTCCATGCAGCGGCTGAACGAGCTGTACGCAGCCACCGGGCAGGTGGGCTTCCGCGTCACCCAGCGCGTGGACGGGCGGCTGGTGCAGACGGAGGGCGTCAAGTGCCTGGCCATGAAGAGCGCGTAAGGAGGGTGATCCGGTATGG